TTCGGAAATACTTTCTACCATTGTGTTTAACAAGGCGGCCCCAACAGCGTAGGCCGTCGCTAAGGAGAACCAAGTGGGAAACTTGACGCGGGAAGATTTTGAGCGTGGTATTGGTGAACTAGTCCAGGTCAAATCGGTTCCGATACCGGAGCTTGGGGGCGAAGCGTTCGTACGGATGTTGCGTGCGGATTCGCGGGACGCCTTTGATCGTAGTTTGTTCGATGAGGACGGCAACCGAACTCAAGAGAACCTTGGGGCCCGGCTGGTCTGCCTCTGCTTATGTGATGAGGACGGCGTGTTACTTTACAACGAAGCGACTCCGGGGGCGACGGCTTCCTTGTTGGGAGCTTGGCCCACTCCGATCATTGAGCGACTATTTCAGGCCGCCCGCAATTTCAACCTGATGGAAAAGGGAGCGGTTGAGGACGCGGCAAAAAACTCAGAGACAACCCCCGACGACTGTTTGAATTCCGACTAGCCGCCAGCATGTGCAAGAGTCGCAAGGAAATGCTGGCAAGCATGGACGCTGATGAACTGGTGGAATGGGAGGCGTTGTACACGGTGATTGAAGTACTGCCGGAAGAACGGGCGGATTTGAGGTCGGGCATGACGATAGCCAATCTATTGTCTCCGCATTTGAAGACGGGAGCGGAGCCATTAAAGGTATCGAAGTTTATGCCGAAGTTCGACGATAAGCCGGAACCCCCGTCACCGGGCCAAAGTCAGGAAGACATGCGGAAACAGTGGGAAGCGTTCGTAAAGGACTGACATGGCGAGAATTGGAACACTTGCGATAAACGTGGTGGCGAACACGTCACGATTCAGTACCGGCTTGCGATCCGCGTCCCGTGACGTTGTTGGGTTCACAGGCGTGGTCAATAAGTCGATGCGTGTATTGGCTCCGTTCTCTGCGATGTTTGGTGCTGGTCTCGTATTCGGAGGGGCCGCTGCATTTGTCGCGGCTGGAAAGTCGGCCAACGATTTCGCCGGGACGATGAATCGGTCTCTTGCTATTATGCAAGACGTTGGGCCGAAGATGCGGCGTGAGATGGAACTAACTGCCCATTCAGTTGCGGCTAGTACGCAATTTACAGCCAAGGAAACGGCACGGGCGTACTTTTTCCTGGCTTCTGCTGGGATGGATGCCCAGCAGAGTATGGCGGCTTTGAATCAGATGGCCCTCTTCGGCCAAGCAGGCAATTTTGACCTAGCTACAGCCACGGACCTTGCCACTGACGCGCAATCTGCTCTTGGCCTCAAGTCAAAAGACGCGGCAACTAATCTCGCAAACTTGACCCACGTGACCGACGTTTTGACGCGGGCTAATACTCTGGGCAATGCCTCGATTCAACAGTTTTCGGAAGCACTTACCAACAAGGCGGGGGCGGCGGCCAAGGTTTACGGCCTGTCGATGGAGGAAGTTTTGGGAATGGCGATTGCGTTCGCCGATCAGGGAGTCAAGGGTGCCGAGGCAGGAACCCGAATGTCGATAGTACTTCGTGATCTGTCAACCAAGGCAATCACAAACGCCAAGGCATTTAAGGAAGCGGGGATTGAGGTCTGGCGGTATGGGGAAATGTTACCGCCGGCTGCGATATTCCAGACCATCGAAACGGCGATGGCGGATATGAACGGAGAGGCTCAAAAGACGCTCTTGATGCAACTTGGATTTACAGATAAGTCAATCGCTGCAACTCAAGCGTTGCTGGGCTACGGAAAAGCTATGGGGGAGGCGACGGAGGACCTCGAAACGCTAGGCATGACCGCTAAGAGCGTGGCAGAGAGCAGCCTGACTGATTTTGATAAAGCGTGGAACAGGATCGCGTCGGCAATAGGGAAAGCGTCCGAGGAGGTTTTCACGCCGATCCTAGAACAGCTAGCAGAGATGGCACGCGAAATGGATGACGTGGCGGACTCGTCACGAGATATCGAAACCATATGGGATAGGATCGGAAAAAACACAGCCAAAGTTGCAGATGATTACGGAGCGATTGCCGAGAACGCGTTGCTGGGTGCTAAGGCCGCTTACGCAATGGCTAAGTTTCCCGGCGACTTGGCTGCTGCTGCGATCAATACCAAAGAGGGCCAGAGGATAATCTTCGGCGGCAAGGAACGCCCCGGCGAACAGGAACTATTTAACGCGGATTTTTGGCAAAACGTACTGGCTGAGATAAAAGAGAGCACTGCCCGATCTCTTGGCGTTCCTGACCTTGTAGGAGGGAGTCTTGAGAATCTACGACGGCGGGGCTTCGATGTTGACAGGGTAAAGCTGCCCGACCTTACTACCGAAGAAAAAATAGGCATGCAGACCGCTGAAGAGGCGGCTGACGCGGCTGCCAAGCTTGTATTGGAAGGCGGCAAGTCTCTATCTGAGGCGTTGGATAAAGTTGCCGCAGAAACGAGACACAAACGATTCGAGCGTGACAAAGCCAGGGATCTAGCAGCGGGAAGGCTTGTTGTGGAAATGCGGACGGCGGGGGAGGCGTTCGAGAGCAAGCTAGTTGATCTCGAACGATTGCTGAAGTCAGGGGTTCCAGGCATTGACACGGCAGTCATGAGAAAAGCAGCGGAAGCCAAAGCCGACTTCCTGGGAACTGGAAAACGCGAAGCTGACCGGCTCACCCCTGGACTCAACCCGGCGGTGTTGGCTGGCAGTGTGGCCGCCGCGGAAGCAGTCGCCCAGAGTATGCAGACCAGTTTTCCAGTAAGGGCGGCTGAATCCACTGCTGCGAATACAGCTATCACGGCGCAATTAACGCCCTTGATGGTTCGCTTGCTGGAGCAGATAAACAGGAAGGCCGGACAGCCAGATACAGTGGAGACCGGAGCATTATGACCGTCACGAAAGTTACGCCACTATACGGAAGCCTTGCCGGGACTGGCCATCTTGCGGGCGTGCGTGAGTATACCAAGGTGTTTTCGGTGGTGACCGATACATATACCGATGGTGTGATTGCGGTGGGCAATGCGTTTGGAATTCCGCATAAAGGGGATGTATATTTCTGGCAGGGGGAAACAGACGCCGGGGCTCTCTGCGTTAGCGTCAATCCCGTCCGCAACACGGATAGTGAATTATGGTGGACGGTGACCTGCGAGTTTTCCAGCGACAGGCGGGGCGGGCCTGAGGGGGCGATGAGTCAAGACCCGCGATACGACAATACTAATCCATTTTCCAACCCGCCGACTGTGACATGGGATCATTGGGAAGAGGAAGAGAATATCGAAGAGGATCGCCACGGCAATGCCATATTGACTCCGGCGGGAAAGCCCTATGTTCCACCGTTGAGACGCATTGTCAAGCATAGCCGGGTTGTTGTTGTTCGGAATGAACCTTCCTATCCGACTGTACTCGACCAGGGCATGAGGGGCAAACTGAATCGAGATGTATTCTTCGGCTGGCAGCCCCGGCAGGCAAAGTTTGAGGATGTTTCAGGAACGTCGCAATTTTCGCAAGGCATGGTGTTTTGGCAGATTCGGTACGAGATACTATTTAAGAAGCCGGATTTTGATCTGGATGTACAGCGAAAGGGCACAACTGTGATTAAACTTCTCAACCCGCCGTTTGGTTCCGGGGAGGTGGAAGTGTTGCCAGTGGACGAGGAAACCGGCGTGCCTCACACAAACCCCGTGATGCTCAACACAGACGGAACGCAAATGTCAAAGGTGGATGTGGCGGCTGCTCGGCTGCTTCCAAAACGCGACCCGGGTTCTCTGTACGAAAAATGGGAAGTAGATGAAGATACACCGTTCGCGGCTCTCAATTTCTAAGGCAAAGCAATGGCTCTAAAATACTGGATCGGAAAAGCGACTGCCGCAGCTCAAGTCGGCACTGTGCAAATTACAGCCGTTGACGGGACGCCAGCCGACAACACGTTCATTCTGACGGTCGGCGACCAGACGGTTAGTGCGGTCGGGGATACCGACGTTAACACCACTGCCACGGCGTTGGCTGCTGCATGGAACGCATCCACCCATGCTTATTTCACGGGTGTAACGGCAGGTGCGGCGACCGATACCGTAACGCTAACGGCGGACACTGCCGGGGTTCCGTTTGTCGCGGTCGCCAGCGTAACCGGCAGTGGCTCTGGGACGATTGGGGCATACTCAGCAACCACGGCGTCATCCGGTCCGAATGATTGGTCTTCGGCGGACAACTGGTCGGGCGCGGCTGTGCCCGTCAATGACGACGACGTTGTGTTGCGGGATTCGTCGGTGAGCGTAGCGTACGGTCTGGACCAATCGGCCGTAGAGCTAGACTCCCTGACGTTCGAGAAAACGTATACCGGCCGGGTTGGATTGGATTATGCCACATTCGCTACCTCGGCCGATGGAACAACCACTGTAGATACTGACGTGGAGTACCGGCCTACTCTACTAGAGATCGACACGCCGAGTCTAAATATCCGGCGACACAACACGACAGGCACACCAGCCGGATCGGGAAGGATTCGGATCGACTTGGGAACCGTGGCGTGCGAGGCGGTAGTGGAGGATACGGCCCAGCAGGCAGCGGACACGGGACGATCAGCCGTGCAAATCAATGCCGCATCGGCAAGTACAAACATCTATATTGAAAGTGCGCCCGGCGGCGTGGGGATCGGCACGGCACTGCCTAACACAACCAGCACTGTCGGATCCGTCTCCGTGTCCGCTGTCCTTCCTGGTACTCGCGTACTGATCGGGGCCGGAACGACGATCACAACGTATAGTCAGTCGGGCGGAACGAACACGTTGCAAGCTGCCGCGACGGTTACAACGGTTACGGTCAATGGCGGCGAACTCGCGACCGACGGGGACTTTTTGATTACGACATTGGCCGTCAACGCTGGCAAGTGTTACCCGAACAATATCCCGGCAGCCGGAAATGCGATCACGACGCTGAATCATAATGGTGGAATCGTCGACAGCACGCGAAGCTCGCAGCCTCGGACGTGGGCGACGGTGAACATGGATACGAATAACCCGACGCTGATTGGCAATAGTAACGTGGTGACGATCACAACGCTGAACGAACCATCGGGGCCATACATCTTGACCGCCAGTGAATAGGTGAGCCATGGCCGGAAAACTTATCGGATCGAACTTCG